CGCGCGCTGATTCTTCATAAGTAAAACAGTCTAAATATATATCATAATGAATTGTAACAATATACAAAAAATGCAAAGCACGTTACAATTCATTGCAGGTCAAATGAAGAAACCAAGAGAGCGTTTTGAAACAATATTAGAACCGCTTCAAGCATTGCTTCAAATCGGATTTCTTGCATTTTATCCGGTGGGGAGTAAATTAGCAATTCATAATAATATATTGACGATTCAGGCGCCGGGGTATGCGCAAAATGTGCGGAGATGGTATAATAACGATAAGAAGGAGGATGTTTTTTATTTATACAATGTGTTTTCACGATTCAACAAATTCTATAAGACGGTGCTTGCGGGTGGCGGAGAAAATGCGGCGTTGTTTGCACTTCTGAATGAACTTGCAAAGACCGGTATCAATAATCTTACGCGAACATATAACCAGACGGATAAAATCCATATTCTTCATACACTTCAAATGTATAAGGGGATGCTCGATAATCCAGAGTTGGTGAGACGATTGAATAGACCAGATGACGGAAGCGCCGGAAGCGCCGGAGTCGCTACAGAATGTGTGACTAATAACACCGATGACGATCATGATTTAGCGCGTCAATTCCCTTCTAAAATAAAAAGTCCATCTTCGTCACCACCGTTACGTCCATTACATGCGGCCGGTGCAAATATACCCATCGATACTCTTGTCGATACAAATATTGACCTTATATTTGTGAAAATAACCGATTTGTATTCACAGGAAGATTACACTATTATCTATCATACACTCCTGAAAATTCAAAATGATACACAGTATTATATGAATTACATCGAAGGGTTAAACAAAATCCTTGAACCAGTGAATATTCGCATCAAAAAATGGATCGATGACAATATTGTTTTTTAATTTTTACGGGTTTTGTTACGACGACGTTTATTGCGTGTTTTACGTTTATTCTTTCGTTTTTTTGATTTTGATTTATTTCCACCTTTGAGGGATGTGCGTTTACTACTCATAGGTAACAACGATGGTTCATCATTGTCGGCCAATGCATCAGCAACGGATTGTGCGTCACCGGCAACAGCGCCACCGCCAGCGCCACCGCCAGCGCCACCGCCTGCGCAGGTGTATGGTTTAACTACTTCATATTCATCGCGAAATTCTTGATTTGTAACTAATCTGATATATCCTCTTGCAACATCATCAAAACGTGTATTCTCTTCACTACCATATATTATATCAACGAGATCTTGTTTTACACCTGGACGAAGAGACGGTCCTGGATCATACGCGCTTAGATGATCCTCATCTTGAACTAAATACCAATACTCAGTAATACCTGGTTGAATTGGTCTCCCCTGATGATCTGTATCATTTTGACCGGTTTTTCTAGAGTAAATAAGTCCTTGTTTACTCATTTCTTCGACGTTTATAGATGATAAAATGTGACCATGCATACAAGAAGGTTGTGGAATATCTCTTGCCTCTAATTTGTCATGACAAGGGGAAGTGGCGCGATGATGATGATGATGAAAACGATGATGAGGATTTATCATGACATGGACCTTTGCTTCAGAACAACTACGTTTATCTTCATCCGTGAATGGAACGAGGGGGTCTCCATACGAATGTTTTCTATATAACTTGGCTAATATCTGATCAAAATCAACGCCAATACGACTCAACCGCTCATCGGTTACATGATGTGATCGTTGCATATAATAATAAGTAATAATACGAATATAACTAATATATGTATATATTAGTTACTCCATCTCCAACTTCACCCAGCATGGAATATAAGGCGCATTCGATAATTCGCCTTTTATTGTACGAGAGAATTCTGGGAACGCGATCTTGATTTTCGTGTCTTCGCCTGTTTTCACAAAGTGACTGAGTTGTTTGTATAATTCGCGGATTGCAGGATAAGAAACATTCATTTGAAGTTCAGTGAGTTTATCAACAATCGGTCTCACTTGTTCGCGTCGTTGTTCTATCGTTCGTTCTGTCTGCACGGGGGTAGTTGCGGCCTGTTTTTTCTTTAAGTTCTTTTTCCAGTGCTTTCCACGACCATAATGTGCATTATTATCGGATGCGGATGCTCCGGCGTTCTCGACAGTCTCCTCAGTGGATGTAGGTATTGCTGTTGCTGTTGCTGTTGCTGTTGCTGTTGCTGTTGCTGTTGCTGTTGCTGTTGCTGTTGCCGTTGCTGTTGCTGTTGCTGTTGCTGTTGCTGTTGCTGCTGCTGTTGCGGTTGCTGTTGCTGTTGCTGTTGCTGTTGCCGTTGCTGTTGCTGTTGCTGTTGCTGTTGCCTGAATATGTATATCCTCCATATCTTCCGGAACAAGAATAACTTCTTGCCGAAGCGCGTCTTCAAATGTAGTTGTCGAGTCAATTGAATTTGTAGAAATTGGATCTTCAATAACAGTAGCAGTAGTCGCACCACTCACGTCCATTGACATCGTTGTTCCCATTTATTACAATAAGATACAATAATCAAGGACTTTTATACCTATTTTATTGTAATAAAAACTGCCTAAAATACTGTGTCAAAATCGTCATTATACATTTTATCGCCCTTCTTGATTTCAACGACATCACGAAAGGTCTTACTCCGCATCAGGGGAACATTTGTTCTTATTTTCATATTTAAATGAGGATTTGTAAGTTGTTGGACCAAGATTTCGCGCCGATTGGCGTATTGTCGAGATTGAATCGCGTAATAGGTGTAAAAGTTATTGAATGATATTCTTCGCAACTCTTCATTCATATTATCACTAGACTGATGGAATCGGATCAATGCATCCTCACACACCGCAATACCTGTGACATCCGCCAGATTTTCAGGGAGCGAGAGATTTCCGTCGATGACAAATCCGTCTTTTTTGGATATTGTCTCATATTGCCTGCGGATTGCCGCAATTTTGCGTTCATAAGTCGCGATATCAGGGCGGGTCCACCAATTTTTTATGACACCACGATGATTGTATGTGCGCGATGATACATGGAGTGCATGAGAGATTTCATGTCCGAATGTAAATCCAACCGACGCCAGATCATACTCATATCCACGCCCAAATTGCACATTCATACTGTGCATATAGGCTGTCGGGATATAAATACTATTCGAATTAGGGGTATAATATGCGTTCACAATGAATGACTGATATCCAACTGGTTTCATTGTTCCCCAGTTCATAATGTCAAGATCATTGGCCGACAACTTACCATCATCCACTGCGGATCTATCATCGTGATGTTTCGCAAAATATAATGTGCGTTGAAGACTTCGTTTGGTAAGGTTGCCCCATGCATCTTTCGGATCATATTCGATGGTTATAGGATCCGGCGCCGAGAGATTTGCATTCCCTATCCTGAAATCTAATGTATTCAGTTTCTTGAGCGCGCCCTTTTTGGTATACGCAGACATCCATGTATTTTTTTGAATCCGATCTTTATAACAATCCAATATCGTATTTCCAATCTCTCGAACTTTCGTTATCATTTCTTCGTTTTTGAACCGGCGCGTGAATTCTTCTGTCATTGTCTTCGGAAATGTATACGCAAGTCCAATAATGGGGAAATATTCTCTCGGAAAGTGGGTATCCTTCCCGCGAATAAGTGTATCATTGAAGTCGAGGTAGATATTCCGCCACTTGTCGTGAAAACATATAAGTTGACGCATATAAATAAAATACCAATAACTCTTCCATTGATCTGACGCCCATTCCTTTTTAAGACATGTCATGATAGATTTCAAGTATCCGACTTGAAACGCAATAAAATAAGGCGGCGCCGTTACTGATCCGTTATTTGTAGGATATCCAATCCACCTAGCAAGTTCTTTCCAGTCGATATCAGTGAGACATAATGCATCTTGTGTAAGTATTCGCGTTGCACCACGGATATTATGACGATAATGGGGCGTTTTAAGTCGTTCGTTTATATTGGTAATTTCATCATGGGCGTCGTCGCCATCACCTGTGCAATTACAATGTCGATGTTTATCTTCTTTCTGTTTTTTTTGATCCGAGAGATGCGGAGGTTTATCCGCATGTTTTGCCGTTTGATACATATTCGCATAATTTTCGTCAAAACGTGCATCTATCTTGGTCATATAATTCATAATAATACATTCAATATCGTAGACATCTTGCGCTTTGATATTATGGGTTTTTTCATAATCACGTCCCAAGCATTTTGTAAACACATCATCAATAAACTTTATAAATGCACTCGTAATACGACGTTTGTATTTGATATATTCGATTGTTTTGGTTTCCGGGCGGGAATCATCCGACGACGACGACTGCGTATTTACGTTACCTTTTCTCTCCCCTCCAGTTTGCGGTTCTTCTCGAACTACCGATGTTTTACTTACATTCAAATGCATACCCCGCATTTGTTTCTCAATAATAGAATCATTCAAGTAAAAACGGTAATCATATAAAGAAAGGGACGGACTGCAGATATGCGCCGATAATTTGCCAGATGTATATTCGTCTGGATATATATTCCAGACAATCGGAAGCGCCCAACTTACCATTTCACATTGATTCATCACACCAAGGAACTTGTATAGATTATTTTCTTGAACGAGTTCTTTGTATAGTTTACAAAAATTGGAAATATGACCAATAATCGGTTCCGGATGTAAATCACGGAACGAGGTGACAATATTTTTCATTTGATGAGCAATCTTTGTATTCGTCCGCGTATACTCTCGGACCATCGTAATCACATTTCGGAACATTTCATCCTGTATCAATTTGAAATTGTCTAAAGGACGAATATACTTTAATTCTCTCGGAAGTGTCTTTGGCACTTCTTTCAACCATTTATTATTGGCCCACAAATAGAAATTATTGACGCGCAGGAATGATGCATCGTTTTTGTGTTTTATTCTTCGACTTTTCTGGGTCTTCTGGGTCGTTCGATGATAATGATGAACATGACGACGCTTGCGCGTTTTCATATAATGCGTGCGTCACGAATGTATACTGTGATTATATATTCGTGAGATATTTACTCCGTTAACACCTCAAATGCGGTCTCTTGACTGCCCGATTATACAAGTTACAATCGGGTTTAAATATTTTGCTCTTGATGAAGTAGGGTGCACCCATTGAGGCGCCGTGATATTGACCGGCATTTCCTGCCGCGACACCATATGCACTCTTAAACGATGCGCCATTCTTTGTGATTGTATCCAATTTCAATCTCTCGAGACGTGTTCCGGCCGATACTGCGCCTTGAACACCGTATTTCGTATTGTTCGGTTTATGGATTACCGTTGTTCGGCATTTTGCGCGATCAGTCGCATCTGGATATATTCTCTCGGCGTTTCCGCAATTTGTCGAATAATATACCTGGGATCCTGTTTTAGAATCACTCGGGTTCGCCGGGGTTCCATCTGCAAGGACATACTGGTTTGCAGTCCCGGACATCTTTGAAAATGTCTGTTGTTGTTGGTATGTTCTGCATCTAGCTTGAAGATATGACGCGGTATTTGTATGATATGCGCGACTTACATTCGTATTCCCGCTTCGCACGATCCTTTTTTTCGAGTTGAACGAGAGATTCTTCGTTTCATATATACCTGTATTGATGAAACGAAGAAT